GTAGTACCTTTTGATCTATAAAGTGATTTAATATTTTTAATTAATTTTCTTTTATCTACAGCACTATTTAAATTATCAGGTATAGATTGTAAAAATGCGTTTCTAAATTTAGTTAAGAAACCTTGAATAGTTTTATCAGGATCAGGATAGTCTAAAAGTTCCTGAATATTCTGGACTGGATTTGCTCTATAAGTTGAAATGTCTGCTGTAGCGCCAGATGTAGAACCTGTAATAGTTTCACCTTCTATAAATTTATTTTGAGCAGATATGTATAGTTTTGAATTACCATCTATATCTTCTACAAGTATTGTTGCAGTTGCGCCTGAAGTTGAGCCTGTAATTGTTTCACCGTTTATAAAATCACCAACACTTGAGTCTTCTAATAAAATATTATCACCACTATCTAAACTTTGTTTGTTAGTACCTTCTAATTGTAATAAACTAATTGTACCTGTTTGTGTTTCTAATTGAATGACATCTGGATCACCTATGTTTGTCAGCACTAATTCTGCTGATTCCATAAATGAATAATATGCTTTTACAAATTCTAAAAAGTATGGGTGGTCATCAAGCACGAAGTCAGGTGCTTGTTGATTAATAAGATGTGAAATTTTATCATCAAATTTAGCCATTGTTTTTAATAACTAGAAGTTGTAGTATATCCAATACCAGCGTTTGCAGAACCACCTACAAGTGTATCTGCCTGAACTGTAAATGAACTATTTGCAACATCTATATCAATAATTTGTGCCCTTACAGGAACAATATCATTTGAATTAGGTTGTACAGTTAACTCAATTACTGTAGAAGCAGAACCTCTAATATTTTCTATACTTGCGATTGTTAAAGCATTAATTGCTATTGCACCACTTGAATACGTAATTGTACCAGCAGTATTATCAACATATGTTCTTACTGAACCTACAAGATAATATCTTCTTATATTACCAGCACCATCATCATCAAAATAATAAACGTTGTTATCACCTGAAACTTTAAATCCAGTTGAACTTAAAATACCACCTTCACTTGATCTATGACCAGAGTGTGGATTATATAATGCGTTTGAAAAGTTTACAGTATAGTTTGTAGAACTATTTAAAGTTGGTGTAAATGATTTTCTAATATTTAAAGTTGTGATGTTTGAAAGTATTGAACTATCAGCGTCATCAATTAATTCAATTAATTTTGAATATCTTAAAACACTATCAAATTGTTTTAGAGTGTTTGTATTATAATTTGTTACTGAATTTGTAATTAAAGTTTTTATTTCAGCAGCTGTTTTAGTAGTTTGTTTTTCATCATAGTTTATAGTTGATGTTAACAACACACTTGTTGTTTCTGGATCAACAATTACTGGTGTTACTGAAGCAACTGAATAATTTTTTAATTGTGTAACTAAACTATTTTTTGTAGTTTGTGTTAATGTGGAACCTGTTTTAGGATTAATTGCAATGTAAACACGACCATAAAAAGGTGTGTCATTATCTTCACCACCCCAAGCACTTACTGAACCTGTGTTGGCATATAATTCTTGTACCTTTGTTTTATAATCATTTACTGTTACTGCTCGGTCTTGAGCTGCATATGATTTAGGTGCATTAAATTTTATACTTTCTTTTGACTCTGCTTCAGCACCGTTAGCTGCATTTGAATTTACAGTTATAGTTACATCACTAAACCCACCAACATTACCTGATAAACTAAATGATGAGGCACCATTTGCTAAAGTTTTATTAGTAACAACATATTTAAGAATAACTATATTGCCATCAGCAATTGCTTTACCTACAACACCATCACCAAAGTAAACTTCAAATTTACCATCTTCACTTTCTTGTAAAAAGTAAACTTTAGAATCTGAGTCTAACTCTGTTATTGAAGTTGCTTTTGTATAAGTGTTTGTTGTTGTATCTGTGCTACTCTCTTGCACTTGTACAGTTAACGTTGTAGTGTCAGCGTTATCAGATTGAATTAAAAACTTTTGATCTACGTCTGAAGTATCTGCTGTATAATTATAGGTTACATATGTACCTTCATAAATTTTTAAATTTGAAAATGTGTAAACGTTATCAACAGGTGAAATGGTGTTTGAACCTGTAGTTACAAAATTGTAACTAACATTATCAACCGTAGTTGTAAATTGTGTACCTGCACTCATTGTTAGTGTGGCACCAGTTGCACCATTTACAACGACATTTATATCTGCTGTTGGAGCTCTTACTGAATTAGGAGTATAACCGAGTGCTTTTGCTAATGATACAATACTTGGTCTTAAATCAGCAGTATCAATAAACATTTCGTTAGCTGCAATATTAGCATTGTAAGCCAAGTAGTGAGTGTTGTAAGCAAGTAAATCTAAAAGAACTGCCATACCTGAACCTTCAAAATCATAATCTTTAAATTGATTTTGATTTGACAAATATTGTTTTAGATTTGATTTTATTTGGTCAAAGTTTAATTGTGATATTTCTAATTTTGCCATCTTATCTTAGCCTTTGTAAAAATTCTGTTATGGTAGCACCCTCTGATGAACCTCTTACTTTAAAATTTATTATAACTCTATATTGATTTTTATCCATTTCATCAAAAACTTGTATACCTTCTAATTCAGCTCTTGGTTCAAAATTAACAATTACTTCTCTAATTCTATCTTCTAACAAAACAGCATTTAGAGGTGTTATAGTTTCAAACAACAAATCTCTAACTGAGCTACCTATTTCAGGATGAAATGGTCTCTCAAATTGGTTTGTTAAAACTAAATTACGAACTGCTCTTTTAACAGCCTCAATATCTGTTAATCTAGCAACATCATTAGTTGCAGGATTTTTAGTAAAATTCAAGTTAAGGTCTGAATAAGTTTTATTTGACCTAGATGAATTATTTGTTCCTTGAGCGTCTGTATAAGCCATACAACTATTTATCTATCCAGCATTAACATTTGCAGAACCAGATATGGTATGTCCACAACTTGCACTATCTCCTGCTCTTACAACACCTATACTATTAACTTTTACTGTTGATGAACTAGATGTCATTGGTGGAGTAGGCGCATGAGGCGGTAAACCATGACTTGCAACTCTATCACCTAGTCTAACAACACCTTTTCCGTTAACATTAACGTTTGTACTACCTTGTATTGCAACACCACCTGCAATATCTGTACCGTTTCTTGCTATACCAGGCATTTTTACTATCTTCCTTGTCTATTGTAAAATTTTAAATTTCTTTTTTTGTGTTTATTCATTGAACTCAACTTACATTTACGTTTTTTAGACGCTTGACTTGTTTTTTTCGGAGTTGCAATGTGTTTTACGAAATTTTTTGCTAATTTAGCCATTATCTACCTAACTTTTTCTTTCTTCCCAATGGTAATTGTATTGAACTTACAATTTTTTTACCTTTTTTACTAATATATTCAAATCCAACGAGTTGATTCTTAAAATTTTCTTGTACAGACTTAACTGCCTTCTTAAAACTTGTTGATTCTTTTTTTTCTTCTTGTCCTGATTCGTTCCAGAACGTAAATTCACGCATTTTTGCCATAATTTCTCCTGTTTTTTCACTATTTATAAGGGTTTTTGTTCTAGTTTTGTTCTTTTGACGCCAGAATGCCGACAAGCTACGGAAAAAACGGACAATTTTACCATTTTTTTGCTTGTTTTTTGTGCCAAAGTACGGTATAGTAATAGTATGACAACAAAAAAAGGAGACACTATGTTAAAAAACACTAAAATAAACTTTGTATCTGCTAGAGATGGTAAATTACAATTACATTATTATGAAATGGGAGTTGAAAAAATAAAAGCTTCTGAAAATCCTATTATTCTTGCTGAAGTTATGAGAAAACACGGATTTGAGGATACAGTTATGGCTTCATCTTCAATGGATTATGCGTCTGAAGACGGTTTTAAAACTGATGACGGTGCAAAAAAATTATATCAAAATGCTTTATCATTATTACAATAACAATAAGGAGAAAAACACTATGAAAAAAATATATGAATACACAACTATTGTAATGGCAATCATTGGAACGTTTTGTATGTTCGGTGCTGTCGAATCAATTGAGATAGACAAATGGGCACAAGGTCTTTCAATGGCTTTTGTCGGTATCGCTAGTTTTATACTTGCGTTATATTCACAAACTTTATATTCAGAGGAGAAGTAATATGTCAATAATGGTAACTAAAACTGCTAATACTTTAGATGAAGGTATTAAAAATATGATGTCTGGTGCTAAAGATGATTATAAAAGATGGTCTACAAACGCACACGGCGAGTCTTCACAATGGGCAAAAGATTCTATTGCTGAGTGGGATAGTAAAACAAGAATCAAAGAAGGAAAAAAATATATTAAAGTATCACAAGATACTGGTGTCTTTGCATTTATTGTAAAAGAAGCCTTTAAACATTTTAAAAAAGGTGATATACTAAAAGCTGCTGGTTGGAATGCACCTGCTTTAAACTCTGCAAGAGGAAATGTATTAACAGGTAACTACCCAATTCAATGGACAGGACCTTTATATTTAAAATAACAATAGGAGAATATTATGACAAATGAACAATTAAGAGATGAAATTAAAGAAGTTGCTAGAAAAGTAGGCGCTACAGATATTAGTATTGTTTGTGGTTCTTTGTTTTGTAAATTCAACAAGAATATTCACAATGTCATGGCAGAAAATCTTAAAACTGTTTTACAGAAATTTTTTGATAAACGTAAACCTAATGATACGTTAGTTAAGATGTCAGGTGCTTTACCTGATTATGAATATGCCTACGACTTTACACCAGTTGTAGATTTCAGATTAAAAGAATACGGAATTTAAAGTTAACCTTTGTTGTTGTTGTGGGGCGCCTTTCGGCGCCCTTTTTTTATTCTACTTTAGAAAGTGCTTCTTTTGGATTTGCTAATGGTACTAAACCAAGGTCTTTTAGATAACCTCTTTTACCACTTGCCTTTTTAGAAGTAAACTCTTTTACATATTCCTCAATACCAGGTATAATACCT